AACCACCAAACCAACCCCCCCAACTTCTGGATATCTACTAAGAGACCCCCGGACAAAGGATGAAGTTTGGGAGAAGAAGTGTTTTTGTCTTTGGAGTTTTCTAATGTTTTTTGCATTTTGGAGGTTTTTCAGACTAGCTCTACTGGTCACTGGCTCATCCCGGAATCGTGTCCAGGGAGGTGCACTCAAAGGTTAGGTGCGGTAACCAGGAGGTACCCATCACGTGATAGCAAGCTGGCCCATACGGCGTCCAATACCGTTCATTGCAACACGAGCTGCTGCACCCACCACCTGCTGACCCAATGGTGTTTGGGTAGAGGAGATGGCCGTCCTCATGGCATTAGCAACAATTGAAGCCCAAGACGAATCAGGCTTGTTGTTCACATCTGTCACGGCAGACTCAGCTGCCTTCTGTATCAAATTGGCAGCATTGTGATCATTGTGCGATGGTGTCAAACCATACATGGCGGCACGCCCAACATATTCCACATGCTGAACTACCTCCACATAGTAGGCACCAGATCCACCTGTTACTCCAAAAATGATGCAGGGAGCACCGTTCCATGTGTATGAGGCGCTGTTTGCATTGTTCCCATTAACATCAACGCCCTTGCTCCACGGGTACTCAGAAATGCTGCTTCCATAAGTGTTGCCATACATACGCAAATCATTGTACCCATAATACATGTGTTCTGCGTCACTCGTCACAGTGAAAGCCTCTTCCATTGGTTTGTCAGTGACTCGTTTGAAACGAACCTCCTGGTTGCCCAAAAGGGTCGTTGTCCCGGAGCGAATATCATTCCCAATGATGTTCACTGATTCATGCCCCGGGGACACCCAACTGTAGTAAGCACCACCCATGTCTGTGACTTTGCCTGTGTATGTCATCCTGATCCCAACTGACACAATTCTCCCGGCAACCAAACCCTGATTGATCTGGGTGGAAGTGAAGGGTAGGTTGCTGAATGACAAGGCACTCCAATTTGTTGGGGGTGTGTTCACTACAGTGGTGGTGAATGGGACTGTCCCACTGTCACTCTGGCTGTACCATATGGCCACACTGTTCGAGGACAAACAAGGGGCGACCAATATGCGGTTGTCCCCACTGGTCCCCACCTGGATGTTGAAACGGGCATAGACGGTGACCTTCAATGAATCCCTGTCTGGTGGATATGGCAGGCAGGCCCCAGCGGCCTTCTCCGAGAATGGTTCCCGAAGGCATGCCAAATATTTCATTGCACAATGCGACATTTGAAAGCCACCTCGCTTGAACCTCTTTCTTTTTGGAGGTCGAGTGATCACGGCTGTAACCTTTCCGTTTGTAGCACGTGACCGGCGGCGTCGGTTGCGGCGTCTGCGGCGCCTAGCTTGTGACCTTTCTACGGTGATGGTCGGCATGGTAATTCTCGATCAACTTTTGTTTGGGCGGTACAGGCACAGCGGCCTGTCTACAGGATCCATCGATTCCACAGACAACATGTGGTCTACGATGGGTTGGCGCAGGATCCCGTAGGGAATTTTAGGCAACTCAAAGAACGTGGCAGTATACGGCTGGGAATACCGAATGCAGAAACCGCCTCGCCAATCCACGTTCCGGTCCTCCTTCGTGAGGGCCTGAGCAATATGATACCAGTCCAGTGTCTTACCCCGCACCCCTGGGGAATAATGGGCCTTCAAGAAGCCCTGCATCATAGGAAAATCCTTGTAAGTGTGCCAGAACCCAATGCAAATGCCATTGTTGTACTCGGCCACCTGCCTTGCACTCAGGCGGCTCACAGAACAAAATAGCTTGACCATTTGCTTGGCCGGTTGGGGCACGAATTGGTAACCCCCAGTGCGACGCGGCCAAACTCCCAATGATATGAAGGTGACTGACAATGGATCCCGAAACAGCCCACGCTCAGGCGTGATGCCGCATCTACTTTCGTAGTGGTCCAATGCCTCGTGCAGGTCCTTGGGGTCGGGCAATTCCCTGTAAGTATATACCCCCAAGTAATCGTCACCCATGAAGTATGCCTCAACTGCCGCCGGGCGTAGATGGTCCGGCAAAGCACGTACAGTTGTGGCACAAATGATCATACTGATCAATGTGTTGCCAACAGATGTGTTCCAATCCCCACTCAACCGTTTCCAGGAAGTTATGTACTTGACTGGTGGGTACCCCTGACAGCGCACTCTGCCCCAACATTTCCTGCTCCTTGTAAGGAAAGGGGCGACGACAGGCAACTTCAACATGTCGTAGACCAAAGCCTCAGCCGTCAAAGTCTCCAACTGCATGGTGCTGTCCCAATTCTTCCCATCCCGCTCGTCAAGGATGTACTTGTTGCCTGCGGCAGCAACAGCGGCGGAGAATGAGTCGCTCAACTCATTGTGGTTCATCCCGCCTGCGTAATGGAAGCGATACCTCACCCCATCACAAACCACCCACTCATCACCTACGTGTTTGAGTGCCCCCGTGATGGCGGCATACACGTCAGGAAATTGATAAGCGGTGGCCTCATTGACGTTTCCTTGAATCAACCGGGCCTTTGTGGGGATCTTACAACCCACCTCAAACTTGACAAATGCCAGGCAATCCTGCCACTTGGGTTCATCAAAAATTTTGGACTGGTCAATGGCGTTCAACTTCACCATTGTCTTCCCTACACGCCACTCCCCCGCCGTATTGGCAAGGAGAGACTGATCGAGATTGCTTCGTAAGGTATGTTTATAGAATGTGAGGAAGGGATTGTACAGTTTCATGTTCACACGATGAGCCGGTCGTGCCAAATGCCTCAGTGCCAGGGCGTTGTAAGCGTTCGTTGGACAACGCGCCATGGCACAGGCCATGCCAAAGCTCAGACCAGCAAGGCAATGGCCCACCCGACCACCCAGCAGACTGCTGCTGCCGGGCCCCACAGCCAAATCCAAGCCAAGGTAGTCACTGCGAACGACCAAGGCGTAATCAGCGCCGCGCATAGTGCAGTCACATTTGATGTTGTCTGGTGGTGTCCGTATGCTGCAATTGCCGTCAATGTCAATGTCTTTAGGCATGCCAAGACAGACGGTAGGAAAATAGCACAGGCTGTGCGGCGCCAAGACCACCACGGGGGCTGGGGGTCTGTTGTTGACTCGTTTCCCGACACAACACTGGTCAGGAGTCTCTCAGCTGTGGATGCAGAGTCTCTTATGGTGTTCGTATGAACTCCCTCTGCTTTCAATATGCCGGCTGCTTGCATGGCGGTCTTCATGGTCCGGCCCCCGTTTGCAAACATGCGAAACAGCCGATTAGTCACTGCCGGGTCGGTGCAGTCGGAAGTTGTCAATGTAGCACTCAATGCGGTCGGGGCCCGCAACACGGCCTTCACGCCGGTGACGAGATCCTCGGGCACGTCCTTCAACCGCAAAGTTGTCAGCGGGGTCATCCTCACAGTGTGGGTCGCCAATGCCGTGGGATACTCGGTGTTCTTCAGCCTGCACAAGACGCGCATTGCGGTCATAGCAAACACACCAGCAGTGGCGGCCCCCAAAGTAGCGCCGGCTACAACGCCGACAGTGCCCAGTCCGCTGGACACTAACCCCAAGGCGTTGGCAACCCAGGCCCCTCCCATGGTCTGGGCCAGGTACGTCAACGCCGGCTTATCGAAACGCAGGATCTTGTCCACCCCATCTGTGGATGGAACAACGTGGAATCCTCCTTGCTCCACGATTTGCCTCAGGTCCTGGTGATGGTAGGTGGTGCAGCCATGGTTCATCGGGCGCATCACAACCTGCCTCACCCCAGTCACCCACTCCCGTATGTGGGCTTTAGCCCTGGTGAGAATCCCACCATAGGACTTGGCATCCTCCCACATGTACTCTGGCTGCTCCTTCGGGATTGTCTGCCCAATCTCCGTGTTGTGCATCAAGAACTGGATTTCGGTGGCATACTTGAATAAATTCGTCCAGTCCGCCTGTTCAAAATAGTATGCACTATGAAAAGACAGCAACCGTATAGCCTTCACATCGTGGGAGTACAACTTCAGGCAATCACACTCACTTGCCCGGTGGCGGCAGTAATTCACACATCCCAAAACTGCCCGCCCAGTGACATTAGTGTTGTTCAACCGGCGCATGTCCAACCTGCGTAGGGCCTCATCCCGGGCCACGTCCTCATCGTCAACCACTGGGACCATCGCGTGCAAATACACCTTTGCGAACTTCGGATCCCGTTTCATGAGCATCATCCGTTCCACCCCGAAGCAACCAGCCCCAACATCGACCACGGCTGGTCTGCACCCTGGGTGGGTCTCCAACATCTGCCGGCACTGTTTGGCGGCCTTGAAAGTGAGCACCGTTGATGCCACAGCTCTTGAGGCGTTCAATGTGGGGTGCCCTGAGTGGGACTCGAACTCCTTCACCAAGTCCCGAAACGGCATAGAACAACTGTGCTTCTGCATCAGGGACTGATAAGAGGACAACGGAGCGTCATCCCCTAACTCCTCCCAATCATCCACCAGGGAGGTGGTGTCCCCCACTGCGGCATACAGCGCGTTGATGGCCTTTCCGTACATCTCCTTCAGTCGGTCACCTTCGGTCTGCCAGATGACACCAAGATCAACGGAAAATTCGCTGAAATCCTCATGGATCTTGGTTAGCATGTCACGGGCCTTGTCCAGAATACCTGTGAATGCACTAGAGTCCCTGGTCCGCAAGAACTCCAACTGGGCCTCATGGCACGCCATCAAGTGCTCGTCCATAATCTGGCAGGCCTGGCTGCACGCCGTGCTGTAGTCATCCACAATGACTGGGGCCCGGAAGCTCGGTTTAGGCTGAAACTTCTTCCGCTTCCTTGCGGCTTCGAAGTCGTAGCCTTTCCAGTGCCTAGGCATCTCACACCTTGTGAGTAGGCACTGCGGCAGCCTCCTAGCGATCACCTGGGCAGCATCATCCTCAAGCTGGGCTGCCCGAAGGATCTTCTTGACATCGGCCACATCTGCCGGGCCGTTCGTTGATTTGTCCCCACTGTCATCGTGGCACAGTTGAATGCCGAGATAACCACCGCACTTCACCAATCCAGTGCGATAATGCTCATGGTTGACATTGCCAATGATCTTCTCAATCCTGGCCTTCGCGTCCTGGAGTGCCACTATTTCTTTGTGGTACGTCCGGTTGAAAGTGTTACTCCACTTCACCCTGCGATCTCCTGTTGTGCTCTCCTCCTCAACTTCCGACTCGTCCTTTTCCATTGGGGGCTCAGGCAACGTGATCACCTTACCCACCTTTGGCGCAAGTCCTGATGAACTCGCAGACTCATCGTGGACCGAGGCAACACTGCCAAGGTCACCTTCCTCATCCTCCAACTCCTCAACCTCAATTGAATAAGGCTCTTCCTCCTTCTTCTTCCCTTTTCCCGCCTTCTTAGGGGCGGTAACAGTTTGCTTTTGTGACATAGAAGATACGATCTTCAATAATCTC